ACCCACAGCAAGGAGTACAACGTGGCGCGCTGGCAGACGGTCAGTGGCAGCCAGTACGCATTCTCCCCGGCTACCATTGCAGCCCTGCCGGATGCCCGCCTTGTCCAGGCCATGACGTACACCATCCTCGAGGCCGGCGAGAAGGCTACCAACCCGCCCCTGATCGCCACCGAGGACGCGGTGCGCACAGACATTGGAGTATTCGCCGGCGCCGTGACATGGGTGGACCGCGACTACGACGAACGCCTTGGCGAGGCTCTTCGACCGATCCAGCAGGATCTGCGAGGAATGCCGATCGGCCGCGACATGCTGGCGGACAGCCGACAGATGCTCTCGGCAGCCTTCTACCTGAACAAGCTGAAGCCGTTCGTGCCCAGCACCGACCCCACCATGACCGCCTTCCAGGCTGGCCAGATCGTGGCGCAGTACATCCGGGACGCCCTCCCCCTCTTCGAACCGATGGAAATCGAATACAACGGCGGGATCTGCGACCTCACGTTCGATGAACTGCGCCGCGGTGGAGCATTTGGCAGCCCGCTGGACATGCCCAAGGAACTGGCCGGATCCGAACTGCTGTTCCGATTTGAGAGCCCCCTGCACGACGCCATCGATCAGCAGAAGGGACAGAAGTTCCTCGAGATGAAGTCCATGATCGCCCAGGCGGTGGAAATGGACCAATCGGTGCTGGCCATGCCAGACTGGCAATCCGCCCTGCGGGACGCCCTCAACGGCAGCCAGATCCCGGCCAAGTGGATCCGCGACGAGATCACCGTCAAGCAGATGCAGGACGCCAACGAGGCCAGCCAGAAGGCACAGCAGGCCATCGCAGCAATGCAAGGAGGAGCAGACGTGGCCCAGAAGCTGGCAGCCGCCCAGAAGGACCGAGCCGCCAGCATGGCCCCGGCTTAATGCATGGCAGAACGACCCAATCACCCCGCACTCGAGCAGGACACCCAGCCCCAGCGCACAAAGCGCAAGGATCCAGCCAAGGTGCTGGCCGACAACCCGGCCTGGCTACCACCGGACTTCAAGCTGGCCGATGTGGCAGCCATGCAGGCGGTGGCCATCGGTAAGGGCGACTCCGACCAGCAGAAGCGCGTGATGCGCTACATCGTGGAAACGCTGGCAGGCACCTACGACCCCAGCTACCGCCCAGGCGCTGAAGAAGGACGCCGCGAAACCGACTTCGCAGAGGGCAGACGATTTGTGGGCCTGCGCATCGTGGCCATGACGAGGGCGGACCTCGCCAAACTGCGTCGCGTGATCCCAGATTCAGACGAAGTAGAGCCCAAGTCTTAACCGAGGAGAGGAAGCTATGTACGTGACCAGAGCAGTAATGCAGAAATACCGCATGCCCGATGAGGATCCGAAGCCGGCAGGCGGAGATCCAGCCGCAGCCGACCCGAAAGCTGGCGACCCTGCAGCAGGCGACCCCAAGCCGGCAGATCCAGCAGCAGCGGACCCCAAAGCTGCAGACCCAAAGGCCGGTGATCCGAAACCTGACCCGAAGGCAGCAGATCCGAAAGCTGGCGACCCCAAGCCGGGTGATCCGGCCGCCGACGACAAGACCGGTGACCCGTGGGGTGGCCTGCGCGAGAAGATTGCAGGCGGTGATGAGAAGAAACTGGCTCGCCTGAACCGGTATGCCAGCCCACAGGCCGCGATCGACGCCCTGTTCGCCCTGCAGACCCGGATCAGCGCCGGTGAACTGCGATCGGTGCTGCCAAAGAACGCCACCCCGGAGCAGATTGCCACCTGGCGCACCGAAAACGGGATCCCGGAAAGCCCGGACAAGTACGAGCTCAAACTGCGGGACGGGCTGGTGATCGGCGAGGCAGACAAGCCCATCATTGATGAAGCCCTGAAGGTGCTGCACGGGACCAACGCCACCAGCGCCCAGGCCAGCGCGCTGGTCGACTGGTACTACACCGAAACGGTGCGGCAAGCCGATGAACGGGCGCAAAAGGACAAGGCATTCGCCCAGGCCAACGAGGATCTGCTGCGCAGTGAGTGGAAGGATGAATTCCGTCCGAACATGAACATGGTGACTGGCCTGATATCAACCATGCCGGCCGAGGCCCAGCAACTGTTCATGGCAGGACGCCTGGCCAATGGTGACCCGATCATGAGCCACCCCGCGGTGCTCAAGACGCTGGTCAACTGGGCGCGCGAGATCAACCCGGTCGGAACCGTGGTCCCGAACGCAGGTGCCAACGTGGCCAGCGCGATCGAGGATGAGATCGGCGCGATCGAGAAGAAGATGCAGGCACCCAAGGGCAGCCCGGAATACAAGGACTACTGGGAAAGCGAAAAGACCCAGACCCGTTACCGGGAACTACTGGAAGCCCGCGATCGGGTAGCCAAGAAGTAGAAAAACTGCCGGGGTGTTGTGTTTCCAGAAAATGCGGACTAGAATCGCCCGCATTGGTGGACACCCCGGCAACGGCCCCACCGAGAGCAAGCAAACTACCAGCTAGCTCGGCCCCGGAGGCCCACCGTCAGCCCCGCGCAACGCGGACACCCTGACAGGTCCAGAACGGTCACCCCGTGCGATGGTGAAGAAACCATTCAACCACTCACGGAGGCCATTATGGTCAAGCAGTTCATAACCCGAACACACGCACTGGCACAGGCAATCGGCAGTTTCCTGCTCTTTGTCGTCGCCTTCCCGGCGCGAATCCTCGCCGAAAAGCTGTACGTACTGCACGCCGACACCGCATTCCAGACCCAGTACCGGCAGGAATTCATCGCCGGCTTCGAACAGCACATCAGCCTGCTGCGAGAATGCGTTACCACAGACGCCGTCATCCAGGGCAATACGTGCGTTTTCCTGGTCGCGGATTCCGGTAGCGCAACTGCGGTAACCCGAGGCGTCAATGGCCTGATCCCGGCGCGCGCGGACAACCTGACCCAGAACAGCTGCACACTCTCGGAATGGCATGACCTGGTGCGCAAGACCGGCTTCAACGTCTTTGCCAGCCAGGGCAACCAGCGCCAGATCATGCAGATGACCAGCATGGGCGTGCTGAACCGCAAGATCGACAGCCAGATCATTACCGAGCTCAACACCGGCACGGTCACGATCGGCTCCTCGAGCACGCTGCCCAGCGTGTCGCTGTTCCAGAACGGTCGCGTGAAACTCAGCAACGCGTCGGTGCCGTGGGACAGCAACATCACCCTGCTGTGCAACCCGTCGTTCATCGCCTACCTCGAACAGGCGCCGGAATTCACCAACGCACAGTACGTAGACATGCGCCCGTACGCCGGTGCCAACAACGCCGCCTGGCGCGACAAGCCGATGGCTTACCGCTGGAGGAATGCCCTGATCGTGGAACACCCCGGCCTGCCGGGCAAGGGAACCTCCTCGGAGAAGAACTTCCTGTTCCACAAGACGGCGATCGGCCAGGCGGCCGACAAGTCCGGCCTGAAAACGCCGGTCGGCTACAACGAGGAGCAGGACTATTCGTGGGCCCGCGCCTCGATGTTCATGGGTGCCAAGCTGCTGCAAAACAGTGGCGTGGTGGTGATCACAGCAGACGGCAGCGCCTACGCGTAAGCCATAACCCCTGATCTGCTACTGGGTGGGAGAGCACCCCCACCCGGATCCGGATCGAAGCAAGGAGAGCAAAAATGTCTTACTCGGGCACAACCGCAGGAAGCACACTCGCCAACCCGCCGATGCAACTGGCAAAGGGTTTGGGTGGGGATGTCATCAACAACGGCTCCACCAAGGGCGCCGGCACCGGGCTGTGGCTGTACACCAGCACCAACTCGGCGACGGAAGCCTCCTCGGGCACCAACAGCGGAGCCTTCTTCTCGGATGGCTACGCGCTGGGCATGCGCAATGGTGACGTGATGATCATGGTCGGCGCCACCGGTTCCTCGGTCGGCATCGCCATCGGCGTCATCCAGGGTCTGACCAGCACTGGCGCAGGTGGCTACATGAGCACCGGCAGCCAGGTATCCTCGACCTTCCACTAAGAAGGCCGCGGCAGCAGCAACCCGAGGGCGGAGCAATCCGCCCTCACCCCATTCAACGAGAGGAGAGGAACATGGCAGAAACCAAGGACAAGGCAGCCGACAAGCCGGCCACCAAAGCCACCGCATCCGCAGACACCACCGCCAAGCAGGAACGCAAGATCCAGCCGCTGGAGAACCAGCGCATGGAAGAAGCGGAATTCAAGCGCAGCGTCATGGTGGCCACTGCTCACCCCGGCACCCTGCCCACCGACCTGCTGAAACCGGAATACTGGGCCTATGTGTCCGGCCGCCTGAAGCCGTGGGACGAGATCGTGGTCCGCGCGGACGACGGCACCTGGCTGGCCAAGTACGTGGTCACCGAAGCCGGCCGCACCTACGCCCGCGTGCACATGATGGAACAACACAACCTGTCCACCCGTGACGTGGCGCTGAGTGCCACCCGCTTGGTGATCGGCGACTACGAAGTCCTGCACCGCGGAGAGCACCAGAAATGGTCCGTGGTTCGCACCAACGACCGTGCCGTCGTGCACGAATTCGAAGAAACCCAGGGTGGAGCAGTGAACTGGGCTAACGAGCGAATCAAGGCCGATCGATAGAAGGAGCAGCACATGGCAACCGACCGCCTCAAGCTGTACAACGGCGCGCTCACCATCATCGGAGAACGGTCGATTGCCAGCCTCACCACCAACGAGGAATCGCGCCGGCTCCTCGACAATCAATGGAACGATGGCGCCGTCAATTTCTGCCTGCAGCAAGGGCAATGGCGCTTTGCCACCCGGGCATCCAAGTTCCACTACGAAACCGCGGTAGAGCCTCAGTTCGGGTACCCGCGCGCATTCGCCAAACCCACCGACTGGCAGGCCACCGCAGCCGTTTGCTCTGACGAGTTTTTCAGGGTGCCGATGACCCGCTATTCGGACGAAACCGGATTCTGGTTTGCCGACCTGGACGACATCTACGTCAAGTACATATCCAGCGACGCAAACTACGGGAACAACCTGGCCATCTGGCCGCCAGCTTTCACCGAGTATGTAAAAACGTACCTGGCCAGCAAGATCGTGATGAAGCTGACCAACGACAAGGACCGGATGGATAGGATAATCAAGCCCCGCACCGGCATGCTGGCAGAAGCCCTGACTACCGCCAAAAGCATGGATGCGCAGGGCGACCCGCCCAAGTTCCCGGCACAGGGCAGCTGGTCCCGTTCCCGCATGGGTGGCAGAGCACGCGGTCCGCTGCGCGACGGAGGCAACAGCGGCAGCCTTATCGGATAAGGCATGAGCAACCAGAACATCATCTATCTCGCGTTCAACCGGGGTCTGGTGTCCCGGCTGGCGCTGGCACGGGCAGACCTGAAGCGAATGGCATTGTCGGCCCAGACGATGATCAACTGGATGCCGAGGGCGATGGGCAGCATGATGCTGCGCCCGGGCACCAAGTACCTCGGCGCCACCAAATCCAACAACGCCACCCGGTTCCTGGACTTCGTATTCAGCACCACCCAGAAAGCCCTGCTGGAACTGACGGTCAGCACCCTGCGCGTCTGGATATCCGACGCGCTGGTCACCCGGGTAGCTACGGGGTCCACGGTGGCAGGAGGCGACTTCCCATCCGGTGCATCCCTGGCCGCCAACTGGACAGATGATGATGAGGCCGGCGCCACATCGTCATGGGTCGCAGCCGGGCAAGTGGGATTCACCGGGACCGGCACGCTGGCCGCCCGCCGCACCGCAACCGTAGTGCCCGGCACCGCCAACGTCGAGCACGCCCTGAACATCCAGGTGACCAGAGGCCCGATCACCCTGCGCGTTGGATCCACGGCCGGTGGCGACGAATACATCAGCGAAACCTCACTGGATACCGGGCACCACAGCCTGGCATTTACCCCCACCGGCACGTTTTACATCCGGTTCCAGAGCCGCCTCGAGCGAATCGTCTACCTTGCCTCCTGCCAAATTGCTGCTGCCGGGGTGATGGAGATCACCACCCCGTGGACGACGACGGCCGCCCTGCAGAAGATCCGGCAGGACCAGTCCGGCGACATCGTGTTCATTGCAGCCAGTGGCCAGCAGCAGTACAAGATCGAACGCCGCGCCACCAATTCGTGGTCCTGCGCCGTGTACCAGTCCGACAACGGCCCGTTCAGGAACCCCAACACCGGCCCCATCACCATGACCCCCAGCGTGCTATCCGGAAACGGCACCCTGACGGCATCCATCGCCTTCTTCAAGAGCACCCACGTTGGTGCCCTGTTCGCGCTGACATCAACCGGGCAGGCGGTCACCAAGAGCATGACGGCCGCCAACGATTCAACCAACCCCATCACGGTCACCGGCACCGGCACCGACCGATCCTTCACGATCGACATCAGCGGACTGACGGCCACCGGGAACACGGTGGTCCTGCAGAGATCCTTCGACAACGCCACCTGGGTGGCGGTATCCGGGAAATCTTGGACAGCGGACACCGTCGAGGCATACGACGATGGCCTGGACAATCAGACCGTCTACTACCGCCTGAGATGCACCGTGTACGCCGGTGGGACAACCGTGGCCAAGCTGAACATCGCCACCGGCAGCGTGCGAGGAATCGGCAGGGTAACCGCCTACACCAGCCAAACTGTGGTGGACATCGAAGTGCTGCGCGCCTTTGGGGGCACCACCGCGGTAACCGACTGGGAGGAAGGTGCTTGGTCGGATTACCGTGGATGGCCATCCGCCACCCGGTTCTACGAAGGCCGGCTCGGCTGGGCAGGCAAGGACCAGGTGGCCCTGTCAGTATCGGACGACTACTACAACTACGACCCGACCACCGAGGGCGATTCTGGCCCCATCGTGCGCACGATCGGCGCCGGCCCGGTCGACACCATCAACTGGATGCTGTCCCTGCAGCGCCTGCTGCTTGGCGGGCAGGGAGCCGAACGGTCCTGCCGGTCCAACAGCCTGGACGAGCCGCTGACCCCCACGAACTTCAACATCAAGACCGCCAGCACCCAAGGAAGCGGGAACGTGCCCCCGGCGATCGTGGACAAGTCCGGCATATATGTGCAACGCGGAGGCACCAGGGTCTACCAGCTTGAACTGGATCCGGCCGCCTACGAATACACCAGCACCCACCTGTCGGCCATCATCCCGGAGATCGGAGAGCCAAGCATCGTCCGTGTTGGAGTGCAACGCCAGCCCGACACCCGTGTGCATTTCGTACGATCGGACGGAACCGTGGCCGTGCTGCTCTTCGACAAGGTCGAGAACATCATCTGCTGGTTTGAGATCGAATCCGATGCCGCCACCGGCCTGATCGAGGACGTGGTGGTGCTGCCAGGCGACGAGGGCAGCCCAGAGGATCAGGTCTACTATGTGGTGAAGCGGACAGTGAACGGTGCCGCGGTCCGATACCTCGAAAAGTGGGCGCTCGAGAGTGCCTGCGTGGGCGGAAGCCTCAACCTGCAGGCCGACTCGTTTATCACCTATTCCGGCAGCGCGATCACAGCCGTGACAGGCCTTGGCCACCTCGAGGGACAGAGCGTGGTGGTTTGGGCAGACGGCATCGACGTGGGAACGGTGGTGGATTCTGACGGGAACCGCACCCAGACGTACACCGTGGCAGCCGGGCAAATCACCTTGGCCACCGCCGCATCGAACATCGTCGTGGGCCTGCCCTACACCGCCCAGTGGAAGTCCGGGAAGCTGGTGCAGATTCAAGAAGCCATCAATATGCAGAAGCAGATCACCGGACTGGGGATGGTGCTCGATCGCACGCACGCCTTCGGGATTCAGTTCGGCCCGGACTTCACCCAGATGGATGACATGCCCAGCACTGAAGATGGCACGGCGCAGGATCCCGATGCCATCCACGACAGTTACGACCAGCAAACCTTCCCATTCCCAGGCAAGTGGGACACCGACAGCCGGCTCTGCCTGAAGGCTATGGCGCCTCGACCCTGCGCCATCCTCGCCGTGGTTTGCGAAACGCAGGCCCACAAGTGATCACCATCGTGCCAGCAACCGACGCCATGGTGTGCATGCGCCTGAAAGACCGGCCGCAGGCCAGCATCCGTGCCGTGGCAGCCGTTGACGGCAACCAAGTGCTGGGCGTGGGAGGCGTGTACGTGGATGGAACCCGGCTCTGGCTCTTCGCCAACGTCGACAAAGCCGCGTGGCAAAATCGGCGCGCCGTGGTAAAAGCATATCGCGCGGTGCTGGCATTCGGGAGGGGACTGCACATGCCGATCCATGCGATACCGGAGGAGGGAAACCCGCAAGCGGTAGCCCTGCTCGAGCACATGGGATTCAAACCCATCCGCCCGGCCCCGGTTTATGAATGGAGAGGCACCTGACCATGTGGCAATTCCTACCAGCCGCCCTCACCATCGCCGGCTCCATCACGTCGTACATGGGCAACCAGAAGTCGGCCGATGCATCCCTGCAGACCGGCCAGCGCCAGGCTACTGCTGCCCAATACCAAGCCACCCAGCTTGAACAGAACGCCGGACAGGCCATCGCATCCAGCCAACTGCAGGCATCCGAGCAGCAACGTCAGGCACGCCTGCTGGCATCGCGCGCACTGGCCGTGGCAGCCGCCAGCGGTGGCGGAGCGACCGACCCGACCATCACCAACATCATCTCCAAGATATCCGGTGAGGGCGCCTACCGCAGCGCCGTGGCCCTGTACCAGGGCGAGGACCGCGCGCGCCTGCTGCGCATGGAAGCCGAGGGCAAGCGATACGAGGCTGGCATGGCACTGGAAAGCGCCAGCGCCAAGGCATCAGCCTACCGCACCGCCGCCACCGCCTCTCTGCTGAGTGGGGCTGGATCCCTCTTTGGCAAATACGGCATGGGCGGATTCAACAAGGCCGGTGGCGCGACCACCGTATCGGATGCTGGCGTGCTCGACGCCGGCACCCCTGACTTCACGATGGCGGGTTAAATGCCAAGAATCCCAGGCCCAGAAGATCTTGGAAACCGGCCGGCAGCGCAACCCAGCCTCGCCGTCGCATCGTATGACGCAGGAGGACGCGACCTCGAGGCACCCGGACAGGCACAGGCCCAACTGGGCAAGACCATGGTCGGGATCGGCGTCGATATCGCCCAGGAAGTCGACAAGCTGGACACGTTGAGGGCGGAGGACGCTTGGAACCAGTACAAGAACGCCGCCCTCGACGCCACCATCGGCGACAACGGGGTGCTGAAAAAACAGGCCGGGGATGCGGTCAACGGAAACCTGCTGGGAACGGTCACCAAGACATTAAGCCAGAAACGACAGGAACTGCTGGACAGCCTTCCCAATGACCAGCAAAAGCTTCGCTTCAGCCAGCGCGCTGACCTGACCGACCTGCAGACCAAGCACCAGGTGATCACGCATGTGGTCGACCAGACGAACAAGTACCAGCAGATCGTGTTCGATGGCAGCCAAGCCGCAGCGCAGGCGCAGGTGCGCGCCGCCCCGACAGATCCCGGAGTGTTCGCCGGCGCCATGGCCACGGTCATGGGACAGGCAGACAACTACCTGAAGAATCTGGGCATCACCGATGAGGCAGCGCGCGCCAAGGTCAAGGACCAGATCAGCGACAACCTGTGGAAAACCCGCATCGACACGGTGATGTACAACAACCCGATCCTCGCGGACGCCATGTTCCGGGCGAACCAGGATCAGATCAAGAGCCCGGAAGTCAGGCTCCAGCTGCAGGCACGCACGCGCGAAACATCAATACTGGTCAATGCCAGCAACGAAGCCGACAAGCTGATCGCCGAAACCCGTGTGAAGCTGTCCCAGCCGGACGTGGCCAACGGCGGAATGATGACCGTGGGAGGCGTGGAAGCACCGCTGCCCAAGGGCGTGCCCCCGGAAGAAGCCGGCGCATTCCGAGCCGCGGAAGCCGCCCGTAAGCGTGGTGAAAAGTTCGTCATCGCCGGTGACTACCAGGGCGAAACGGCATTCGCCACCAACGGACTGCCCAATTCACGCGACATCGCCGCCCAGTTGCCAATCATGCTGTCCCAGGTCGACAAAGTGGCCGATCGCATCTACGGCAAAGACCAGGGTAACCCCGATCGCGCCGCCTTCATCCAGCGCATGCAGTCTGAAGTGAAAGCCAAGGTGGCGGCCGATGTGCAGGGTCTGAATGCCATCCAGCGCGAGGCCCAAGGCGACCTGCTGAACGTGATCATGGGATTCGGACCCGCACCGGCAGGCCAGCAGACGCAGGG